CAGTTTCTAATTCAGAAACCTCTTGTTGCGAGAGCATATGCTCTTGTGATAATAATTCTTGGTTCATGTGTATCTCCTTATTTAATGTAGGGACTATTTAGTCCCCTAGTTATCTAACAACTGCTTAACAACTTTACAACTACTTGGTACAGTTCTATCTGATTCAGTAACTACCCAAAGACTTGGTGTTGAAACATTCCATACAGGCTTACTGAAATGTCCGTCAGTAAACATAATGATAGCCTCAGCATTTATCTTCTTCTCAGTAATATACTTTGCCACACAATCAGGTTCAGTACCCCCACCCCCTGATGATTTGAGTAAACTTACCATGTTGTGATAGTTACTTGGTGTAAACACTTGTTCACTAGAAACATTAGCGTCCCACCATATCACTCTGAGTTTCTCAGGTTCAGTATTGATAGCTATACTCTCAATCTCACTAACAAACTTATCAAACGCTACTTGCCCAACTGAGCCTGATGTATCAATGGCAACTATCAATTCGCCTACCGACTCATCTTCAACTGAGGGCAAATACAAATCGTTTGCCATGTGTCTCTTGTTGAATCGTCGCCATGTATACTCATCACTCCCTCGCATAGATGAAGTAATGAAGTCTCTCAATACATCTTTCCAATCTATAACAGGCGTAAGCATATCTGTAATACTTCTAGGTATGTTGCCACCTAGTTTCCCTGCCAAAATACTTCCCTGTCGCATAGCTTCTTCAACTTCTTTGTCTAATGACTCATCAACTTTTTGCTGAGCAGATTTCATATCGCCACTCTTTAGTGCTGTTGTGTCATCTGATACTTGTAAACTTTCAGCGTCATGCTCATCAAGAGTTCCGCCACTATGTTTCTGTGCAAACTCATCAGGGTTTTCTTCCTGTTCTTTTTCTAAGTCTTTGAGTATGTCATTGACAGACCAATCGTGATACTTAACATCATAGAGTCCACCCTTTGGAAGTTTTACAAATGAACCCTCCTTGTCAGCACTTACAATCATGTCATTTACTACATAATCACAGGCTATGTTTACCAACTGATGTTTGCCTTGTTTCATCAACGACCTAAATCGTGGCATATGTCCTAAGGCTACATGCCCATTCTCATGCCATATCAATGCCCTTAGTTCTGAGTCTGTCAAACTATCAACAAACTCTTTGCCATAGAATTTGTTGAGTCCGTCTGTCTTAGCCGTTGGACAATCATCTACAATCTTACTGTCACCCATGAGCATAACCCCTGAGAATAGAGCAGTCCTCTTGTCCCTCATGAGAGAGACATGAGCTTTCTCAAGTCTCTCACTCGCATTGAGTTTTTCTATATGTCGCCCTCTCATTACTTATCCTCCTTTATTGTAAGTTCTTCAATCACTATCTTGCACAATTCTTTAGTAGTAATTACTTTACTATCAGGTGTTATCCAAAGATTGTGGTAAGGTGTGTCGCAATTATTTGCTATATAATCTTTGAGTTCTTTTTTCCAATCTTGATTCATTATCCCTCTCCAAGTAAGTGAGTATTTTCTAAGCCAAAGTCTCGTATCTCTTTGTTGTTCTTACCAAGTAGAATACCTCTATCAGTAGACATTAGCATTGTGTAAAACACAGCTTTCATTTCTTTGTTACTAATCCTACCAAGATACTGCATGAAAGCAGACAACTCATCTTGAGTCTCTAACTTATCAACTGCTTGGAACATCAGTATGAGTTTCGCAGTCAATTGCTCAGGTATGATAGTTTCCATAGGACTAGATAATATGTCCTCAAACTTTGGTAAGTCTCTCTCTAATGATAAGAAAGCAAACATATCAGCACAGGCAGATTCGCCTATCGTTCCTGAGAGAGCAGTCCTTACTGAATTGTCAGTTAGAATATCTTTGTTATCAACAATCACACTTGCTTTTTCTAGTGAGCGTGGTGATACAAACGACAACTGAGTTTTCTTAGGATTGAAAATGTATGGGTTATCTTCCGAGCCTGTATCAAGATAGCTATGCAAACACTTAGGTGTTAAGTGTACCCATGCTCTAATCAATGGACTAACTGCATTGTTGTTTGCCCATTGTAACCAAGACTTGTGGTCAGGTTTTTTCATTCTCATGATACATACTCGGTTACCAGCATGAGCCAACATTCCGTCCCCTAATCCGTCAGACTGATTGTTGGAAGTAGCAAATACCATTGAGCCTTTTGGTAATGGTGTATCGCCAACTGAACGCTCAAGCATTAGTCTAGTAAAGATTACTTGCAATAACTTTGGTGCTTTCATAAACTCATCAAGTAATATGATTTTTGGTTTCGGTGATTCCAACTTGAAGATAGAACCATTGTAGTTCTCCAAAGTCTTTGTCCCATGATTTGGAATAGTCATAGCTATGTCTGACATATCTTTTACTGGACAATCAACATAGACATAATCGTACTTGTCACCTAAGTCTTGCTCTATCATTTTGAGCAATGAAGTTTTACCACACCCAGCTTCACTCTGAATTACAGGTGTAAGAGTTTCAGCTATTGTTGGTATCAAAGTTCTTAGTTCTTCAATCGTTACTTGGTTCATGTTCATAATATATTTCCTTATATAATGTAGGGACTAAATAGTCCCTGAGTTAATTAAATAAACTTACTAAGAATGTCGTCAATCCCATTCTTCACTCTCTTTCTAGTCACAACACTTTCTTTCAATGCTTCTGTGCTAACACCACCTAGAATACTTCCAAGTGAGTCGATTGCTACTGACAGCTTTTGTGAATCTTCGTTGTCTACTAACTTGAATTGTGAGTATGTAGCACATAACTCTTTTGCTTTCTGCAATGTTGAGTCGTATATCTTCCGTTTCTGTTCCGTAACTTCGCCCGTTTTTGAGTTTGTTGTCTCTTTATACCCACAACAATGCGAGATACTTTGCATAACTTTAGTGACCCTATCAATCTGTTGATGTAAGACATTTTTAACAATCCCCTCTGTTTGTTTTTGGTAATTGATTTTCAAGTCTTTAGCTAAGTCGTCTGCCACCTGACATCTAAAGTCTTGCTCAGGTACTTCCGATACATATAAATCTAATGCAAACTTAGAACGAACCTCATCTGCTGAGGGATAGTCTGAAGAATCATACATATCACCTTGTTGCATAGCCTGATTAGATACTGCTTGAGGATATTGAGTAATGAATGTATCAACTTGTCCATTGAATAAATCCTCCCACATTGAAAACTCACGAGTGAATTTTGGTAAGTCTACAGTCGGTATCAAGTCTTGAGAATGATTCCACCTGTAAGCTGATTGATTAATCCAATTGTAAATCTTCTGTCTTGTGTTGATAATATCTCGATAAGATGAGTTACCCTGTAAAAGACTTTTGATAAACTTACCACTACCTCTATCAGCTTTCTTTTTGTCAGTAACTTCATCTGCGATATTACTGTCTTGCTTTGTTGCAGTCCATGTCTTTACATCTACCGATACCAAAACTGCTGATGTCGATAAAGATATAATATGGTTTGGTGTCGCAAGTTCTGTGCTTATTGTTTCCATAATGTTTCCCTCTCTTAGTTAGTGTAGGGACTAAATAGTCCCCACTGTAAATAACACTTTGTATTGCTATGAATGAGGTTAAATAGAATACTTCTCTCCCACCCATATAACCATTATAGTATAACTTTACATATAAACCTAGTATTTCTCAACAGTAAATCTTCGGTTGTTAAGCCGATAAATATTTGTGTAGTTTAATATTGTTCTGCTCATAGTTAATTGTAGTTGTCTAAAAACTGCCAACTTATGTGTCTCAATGTTCTGAAGTTTTCTATTTGTTACTAAATGTATCCTGCCATTTTATGTCTCAATGTTCTGAAGTTTTCTATTTGTTATATATGGGCTAGCCCAGTTCGCTGCGAAGCTCATATGATAGCCTGAGACTTTACATATAAGAGTGGTCATAGTGCGTCCTTCACTGTTTACGGGGTGTTCCAATGTTCCAAGCCCTCTTACTTTACTAAAGATACAGAACATGGGTATTTTCTGATGTTTGATTTTAGGTTAAGTTATTGTTTCTATTATATTATATTATATTATTACTTTTTGTTCTTTACCACTTGTTCCAATGTTCCAAGCTTTTTCGAGTGGTTTCCCTGAGTGCTAAATTGAACCACATTGCACAAGAGGTACTCTTGAGTTTCTATTTCTTGAAACCCTAGCCCCCCTCTGTTTTCACTGGAACATTGGAACAACATCATGTAACCTCTTGTTTACTAAAGACTAATCGTGTTCCAAAGTATACTCGAATATATGGCACACTTTTGGAACATGATTTCACATAATGGAACACAATGTCATTCTGAGGTTTTCCAAATGATGTCTAAATAACACAGGGACTAAATAGTCCCTAGCTTAATTAAGCGTTCGCACGCTCGCTCGTTCGGAGGCTCGCGGGTTATATAACTGGTATCTTTTTAAATAAAAAAAGAGAAGAGCCGAAGCCCTTCCCCCTTTCCCCTTAGTTAGATTATAGTCCTTTAAGTTCTAGTGCTTTCGTACCCTCACCAAATAGAGTGAACCTAAGCTCTTCACCATCAGAAGTTTTGATAGTAATATCTCTAGCAAAACTTCCAGATTCACCTACTGCCTCGCTTAATTCTATTTCAATATCTGTAACGCCATGTATGTTCATTGATGTACTCATAATGTATCTCCTTAGGTTATAAAATAATCAATCAGACCTGACTGATTAAGTTCAGTATGAAGTTTTCCAAATCTTAATCAAGCTAGGGACTAAATAGTCCTTGAATTAATTAAGGTTATCGCACGCTCGCTCGCTTAACGCTCGCTCGCTAGATAACTGGTATCTGGCAAGATACAAAAAAAAGGGCGAAAAAAAACCTAACCCGCAGGGGTAGCGAACCCCATGTTGTGTTAGGTAATTTTTCGTAGGATATTAATTCATAATAAACCCCTTAGAGATTAATCAAAAATTACTAATTGTTTTTAAGCCATACTTTTTTATACTCAGATTTTACAGCGTTAGTAACTAGAGGCTGTAAAATTTCCATAGCCTCTTTTAATAAAGCCATAACTTCAGGTGCTGAATGAGAAGTTACTTCATCTTTCCCGTCGGTTTTTCTGATTCTTATATATTGCTTAGCTAAAGTCTCATAAACTGATTCACCAATTGAAGATTTATTAATTCTAGAAGATACCTTTTTATCAACAGGATTTTCTATTTTATTATATAAATCATTCATGGCTCTAGAGCGTTCTTTTTTCAAAGTACCTCTAGCTTTATCAAGATTCTCTAAAAGTTTAGTACCTTTTAAAGTTATCCATTTACTAACATCAGTAAAAGCTGAGCCTTTAGCGAATCTTCTAATACCATTTAAAGTTATACCATCCTTATTATCAGTAGCTGAAATATCAGCTAGATTTAAAACAGTATGAGCTTTTTTATTTTCAACACTATTTACAGAATCGAATCTTACTTTTTCTACTTGAATCCATTTTGGCTTTTTCGATATTTCAGAATCTAAATACCAATAACCAATTACAGAATCATAAGTACCCAATGCTTTTTCAGTTTCAATTTTATCCTTAATAAAAGATTCTTCAATCAAAGATAATGCTTTTACCTCTAAAGGATTTTTAGTACCTTTTTGAATCTTAGGATAAAGATTTTTTAATTTACTAACTACTAAAGTTTTACCATTATCAAGCGTTGTTAATGCTTTAGTAAAGCTACCATAGTTACCCTTTTTCATATCTGATTCTATAGTTACTAAATCAACATTTACAGAATCATAATCAAATGAATCTAATTCTAATGCTTTGCTAATTGGATTAGCCATAATACTATACCTCTCTATAATGATACATTTTATAATGGTTGTATCGAATCCATAACTACATATTAGATATTGTAGAATCTTAATCAAGCCAGGGACCAAATAGACCCTAAGTTAATTAAGAAAAGACCCACGCTCTCGCAAGGGCTCGCTCGCTATATAACTGGTTTCAGTTCGTATACTGAGAACAAAAAAAGGGGGAGCCGAAGCCCCCCGCAGATTTACTTACTTCCCCAGTGTCTATGTTTATCTATAAAAGCATTTACTTCTTTGAGAAACATACCAACATCATCATTATCTAAATCATATTCCTCAGCTATATTTGCTAGGCTTTCATGATAGGTAACCAATGCAGCATACACCTCATCTGAAATTGGATTATCAAAGTACTCCATCTGATGAGGATTAGCTTTGTCCATGTAGTCTGCAAGTTCATCTATCTTATTAATGTATGTATTCTTGTTGTTAGTTTCTTTGTACGCTTTCTTTAACATGTTACTCATAATATAATGAACGGGGTGTTAACCACCCCGAACCCTCTCAGTTAATTAAACTTTCTCTGTGTTAATAGTTATAACCCCGACTAGTCTGCACATAGCCACCACATCTTTTATTTGTTTGATGAGTAGTGCCCTCTCTTCCTCGTTATCTTTATAACCTACTTGTCTTAACAGATAACCTAGTCTATCTTTAGTTTGTTGCATATCATATGTGTCTATTAAGTTCTGCATAATCATGTTTCCTTTTAGTAGTTAATAACCAATCAGACCTGATTGATTAAGTTCATTATGGCAAGTGTAGAGTCTTAATCAAGTTAGGGTACCGCCCCCCTATGCACCACTTTCAGCATAGTAGCGTCTGCCCCCCTATACCCCATAATATACACAAATAATCACACCCAAATGAAACACCGCCCCCCTTACTTTACAAAAGGCTAATTGAAAAATTTTTAGTAGATTTTTTGAAAACCCTGTGCTAAACTAAATGCGTAAATATGTATTTCCTTTTAGTTATTTACACGGGGCCTACTCTACCCTCTCTTGAGTAGGCTTCACTTACGAATGATTCTCACTACCTCATCAGCTGTAAAAACTCTATATAATACAAACATGCAAAATATATCTATATACACAATGTTCTTCCTTATCTTACTTGGTTATTGCCTTTCTCTAGTTTCTTAGTTATACTCTGGTCTTAGCTGCAAATAATTCACAAGGTGTACAGCGACACATGTCAGACAATAATCATATTGTAGTAGTCCCTAATATAGAAGAAGACATCCCTCTACCTAAAAATGCTGTAGAAGCATTCCCAAATCTTACCGTAGAAGAAGAAATTGAAGTACGCTCTAATACTATAAAGTTAGTATCTGATATTGCAGGGGAAAACATAGAGCCTACTAAAGAGAATCAAGAGAAAGCAAAAGAGATTGCTAAAGAAATGATAACCAATCCTAAGCTTAGACCTGAGTTCGCTAACTATCCAAATGAAACTATAGCTTTTCTAGCTGGGTTAGTAGCACAAAGTAATCATATGATAGTTCAAGATTTAGCTGACTTAAAACTACACGTTGTTAATAACTTAGTTAAAGAAGCTGAGATGGCAAAGTCATCACGAGAAAGAATAGCTGCATTAAAAGCTATAGGAGAGATTGATGGGGTTGATGCGTTTAAAAGAAAAACAGAGATTACACACATTAGTAAATCTGGTGATGAACTAGAAAAAGAATTAAGAGAGACTATAGAACAACTTAAGGGTAAAATAGTAGAAGGTGAGGTAATAGACGAAGATGATAAGTGAAGCGGATTTAAACTTATTACAAAAGTCTTTACCTAATATGTCAGAAAATGAAAGACGTAAGAGTCTTTCGTTATTAAAAGAATACAAAAAGAATTTAATTAAAACACAGGGGAAGGCAAACTTCTTAGACTTTATTAGACATGTATACCCCGATTATAAAGTAGGAGCACATCATGCAAGACTTGCTAAATTGTTTGAAGAAATTGCAGACGGAAAAAGAAAACGAGTTATTGTCAATATCGCGCCTCGTCACGGAAAATCAGAGCTCATATCATATCTGGCACCGGCTTGGTTTTTGGGTAAACATCCAACAAAAAAAGTTATTATGGCATCTCATACAGCTGACCTTGCAGTTAACTTCGGGCGTAGGGTCCGGAATCTTGTGGGTTCAGAACTTTATAAAGATGTATTCCCCGATATCAGCTTGCAAGCGGATAGTAAATCAGCTTCTCGATGGGGTACGAACTACAATGGTGAATATTTCGCAATCGGTGTTGGTGGTGCTTTGGCTGGTAGGGGTGCCGACTTATTCATTATTGATGACCCACATTCAGAGCAAGATGCAAAGCTGGGCAAATCAGATGTTTTCTTACCAGCTTGGGAATGGTTTCAGTCCGGCCCGCTTCAGCGTCTTATGCCTGGTGGTGCTATTGTTGTTGTAATGACTCGATGGTCTAAATTAGACCTCACAGGACAGATAGTTAACCAGATGGTTAAGAATGATGCAGTAGATGATTGGGAAGTTGTTGAATTTCCAGCAATTTTAGAAGATAAAAAAGGAGAAGAAGTGGCTTTATGGCCTGAGTTTTGGCCTATAGAAGAATTACAAGCTAGACGAGCCGCTATTGATGTAAGATATTGGAACGCTCAGTACCTACAGAACCCAACTTCAGAAGAAGGGGCACTAATAAAGCGAGAATGGTGGAATATATGGGAAGAAGAAGACCCACCTAAGTGTGAATTTACTATAATGACACTAGATGCAGCTCAAGAAGCTAATAATAGAGCCGATTACAATGCATTAACTACCTGGGGCGTATTTTTTAACGAAGAAACAAATAACTACGCTATAATATTACTTAATGCAATTAAAAGACGACTAGAATTTCCAGAATTAAAACAATTATGTATTGAAGAGTACCAAGATTGGGAACCTGATGCATTTATTGTAGAGAAAAAGTCAAATGGTGCTGCAATTTACCAAGAATTTAGAAGAATGGGTATTCCGGTGGGTGAATTTACTCCAGGGAAAGGCCAAGACAAAATAAGTCGGGTAAATGCTGTATCTGATTTGTTTAGCGGGGGTGTAGTATGGGCTCCCGATAGACGATGGGCACATGAAGTAATAGAAGAATGTAATGATTTTCCGTCAGGGGCAAATGATGACTTGGTGGATGCTACAACGTTGGCTTTAGCACGGTTTAGGCAAGGTGGATTTATTCGCTTGCCAAGTGATGAAGAAGATGATATACAGATGTTTAAAAGTCGTAAAAATAAAAGGTTATATGCATTATAATAGAGGAAAAAACTTATGAAGGGTGTTAAACATTATACTAAAGATGGAAAAGAACATAAGGGTTCATCTCATAAGATGAAAGATGGTACATTACACACAAATAAAGCTCACACTAAAACATCAAAAAAATTAGTACATTTTAAAGAATTATCACAAGCAGCACAAAAAAGGGCTAAGGGATAAAATTATGGCAGACGTAGATAAAGGATTATATGAAGCCCCGGTTGGAATAGACGAGGCGGCGATGGAAGAACAGGCTATTGAAATTGAGATAGAAGACCCTGAAAGTGTAACTATAGGTATTGGTGATACTGAAATAATTATTGACCCTGATGCTATGCCTGATGAAGAGTTTAATGCTAATTTAGCTGAAGAACTTTCTGATAAATATATGGTTGAACTCTCAAGTGATTTGCTTGAAGATTTTGGTAATGATGTTAACTCAAGAAAAGACTGGCTAGAAACTTATGTTGATGGTTTAGAACTATTAGGACTTAAGATAGAAGAAAGGTCCGAACCGTGGGAAGGCGCATGCGCTGTTTATCACCCACTACTCTCTGAAGCACTTGTTAAATTCCAAGCTGAAACAATGATGGAAACTTTCCCTGCTGCAGGCCCAGTGAAGACTTCTATTATTGGCAAAGAAACTCCTGAATGTATTGAGGCTGCTCAACGTGTTCAAGAAAATATGAATTTCCAACTTATGGATGAAATGCCAGAGTATAGACCTGAGCATGAAAGAATGTTATGGGGTTTAGGATTAGCAGGTAATGCATTTAAGAAAGTTTATTATGACCCTACACTAGAACGTCAAGTATCTATATTTGTTCCAGCTGAAGATATGGTTGTACCTTATGGTGCTTCTAATTTAGAAACAGCTGAACGTGTAACTCATGTTATGCGTAAGACTGAACAAGAAATTCACAACTTACAACATATAGGGTTTTATAGAGACATAGATTTAGGTGAACCAGATTATGACTTAGATGAAGTAGAGAAAAAGATTGCAGAACAAATGGGATTCGACGCAACTAATGATGATAGATATAAAATATTAGAGATGAATGTTAACCTTGATTTAGAAGGTTATGAAGATGAAGATAAAGATGGTAAAACAGGAATAGCATTACCTTATATAGTTACAATTGATAAAGGTACACAAGAAATATTATCTGTTCGTCGTAATTGGAAACAAGATGATAGCTTACAAAAACGCCGTGAGCATTTTGTTCATTATGGCTACATTCCAGGATTTGGGTTCTATTGCTTTGGATTAATTCACCTTATTGGTGGGTTCTCTAAATCAGGAACAATGTTACTTCGTCAATTAGTTGATGCAGGTACACTATCAAACTTACCTGGTGGATTTAAAGCTAGAGGTCTACGAATTAAAGGTGATGACACACCAATTGGTCCAGCTGAATGGCGAGATGTAGACGCACCATCTGGAACACTCCGTGACAACTTAATGCCACTACCATATAAAGAACCAAGTCAAGTGCTTGCAGGTTTAATGGATAAGATTATTGAAGAAGGTAGACGTTTTGCTTCAGCAGCAGATATGAAAGTATCTGATATGTCAGCTAACTCTCCAGTGGGTTCTACTCTTGCAATATTAGAAAGAACATTGAAAGTAATGTCAGCAGTTAACGCTCGTATTTACTACTCAATGAAAAAAGAGTTTAAGTTACTTAAAACTTTAATAAGAGATTATACAGACCCTGATTATAAGTATGACCCTTCAACAGGAACACCTGGAGCTAAACAAGAAGACTATGATAAGGTACAACTTATTCCTGTAGCTGACCCTAATGCTGCAACTATGGCACAAAAGGTTGTTCAGTATCAAGCAGTTATGCAAATGGCTCAACAAAATCCTCAGATTTATGACTTACCAGAACTTAACCGTCAGATGCTAGAAGTATTGGGTGTTAAGAACGCCGATAAACTAATACCTACTTCTGAAGATGAAAAACCAGAAGACCCAGTATCTGAGAATATGGATATAATTAATAATAAGCCTGTAAAAGCTTTTATATATCAAGACCATGAAGCTCATTTAATAGTACATATGTCATTTAGAGATGACCCTAAAATGAAACAAGTCATGGGACAAAATCCTAAAGCTCAACTAATGTTAGCAGCTATGGAAGCTCATATTGCAGAACATGTAGCATTTGAATATAGAAGACAAATTGAAGAACAGATAGGAGCTACTTTACCTCCTCCTAATACAGAAATGGATGAAACTTCTGAAATGGGTATAGCTAGACTATCAGCTAAAGCTGCTAAAAAACTTCTACAGAAAGATGTTAAAGAAGCTCAAATGGAACAAAACCAAGCAGCTCAGAAAGACCCAATATTACAGATGCAACAGCAAGAGCTTAAAATTAAACAACAAGAAGCTCAAGTTTCTGCTCAAAAAGCAATGGCTGATATTGAAATTGATAAAGCTAAAATTGCAGTTGACAAACTTAAAATTGAAACTGACGAAAGAATTGCAGGAGCTAAGATTGGTGCTAATGCAAGTCTAGATAATAGAAAAATAAATGCTAAAGAATTAATGGATGGAACAAAAATGGGAATGCAAGCAGTTCAACAAGAACAAGACTTTGCATTACGTTCACAAGAATCTCAGTCGCGTAATGCGGCTCAGGTAGAAGAAGTAAAACTAGAGGATGAAACTAAACTTAACGATAAGGAATAAAAAATGGTCAAGCAAACGTTAATGCTTCTATCAACCCAGATAGAGGAAAGACGCAAAGAAATGTTAGAAAGTATGGGTAGGGGAACCGATAAATTTGAAGCTTATCAATTTGCATGCGGAGAAGTTCGTGGATATATGATGGTTCAAAATATGATTTCTGAAGCTCTTCGAGCTCATGAAAAAGGGGAAGAAGATTTTGACTCCACACCTACAGATAATGTAGTTACGCTGGAGAAAAAATAATGACTATTGCTACCCCAGACAAAAAAATAGTCTCTATATCTGGAGACCCAATTAAATCTAAAATTACTACAACCAAAGATGGCAAGAAAGTATCGGGTGATGAAGCTATTGCAAAACTAGCGACTCAACTACCTGATGTTAAAGGCTATCGACTTTTATGTATTGTTCCTGAAGCAGAGGAAACGTATGAAGGGGGTATTGTAAAATCTGCTGATGTTAAGAAGATTGAAGAAGGAGCGACTGTATGTTTATTTGTAATGCAGTTAGGTGATTTAGCTTATAAAGATAAAGCTAGATTTCCAGAAGGCCCGTGGTGTAAAGAAGGTGACTTCGTTATTACCCGTGCTTACGCAGGTACTAGAATTAAAATTCACGGAAAAGAATTCCGCATAATAAACGACGATACCGTAGAAGCAGTGGTCGATGACCCTCGTGGCTACGAACGCGCATAGGAGATTAGCATGGCTGAAATAATAAATGAAGTGCCCGACGAAGAAGAAATGACCGGCGGTGAAATAGAGGTAGATTTAGAAGTTAAAGAAAAACCAGAAAAATCTACAGCTGATGTAGAAAGAGTAGTTCAACCTAAAAAAACAGAAGCAGAGTTAGAAATAGAAGAAGTAGATGATACTCCTCCTGAAGATAGAGGTAAAGACCCTTTACCTGAAGATATGGTTGAGACTCTTGAAAATGATACATTAGAAGATTATTCTGAACGCGTTAAACAAAGAATGGCTCAGCTTAAAAAAGTTTGGCATGATGAAAGACGTGCTAAAGAAGAAGCTACTCGTGAAAGAGAAGAAGCTGTTACTTATGCGCAAAAAGTATTAGGAGAAAATAAAACTCTTAAATCTACTTTAAGTGACGGAGAAGAAGCTTATTTAAAAACTTTAGAAGAAAAGTATACTAGTGATTATACTATGGCTAAACGAAATTATGGTGAAGCTTATGATTCTGGAGATACAGAAAAAATAATTGAAGCTCAAGAAGCAATGAATGAAGCTCAATTTAAATTAAATAATGCAAAAAATCAAAAACCGCAGTATAATAAACCTTTACAACCATCTGAAGAAAGTGTAGACAAACCACAAGCATCATATAAACCTGATGCTAAAGCTAAAGAGTGGCAGGATACTAATACTTGGTTTGGTAAAAATAAAGTTATGACAGCTACAGCTTTAGGGCTGCATGATGAACTTCTAAGTGAAGGAATTGAAGTTTCATCAGAAATATATTACCGTCGTATAGATGACACGATGCAAAAACTTTTTCCTGAGAACTTTGGGAAAGACCCGTTGGAACCGATTAAACCCGCCCAGCGCAAACCATCTAATGTAGTAGCACCGGCAACGCGTAGTACCGCGCCTAAAAAAGTACGGTTATCTAAAACACAAGTTGCTTTAGCGAAAAAGTTAAAGTTAACTCCGGAGCATTATGCTAGAGAACTTATAAAATTGGAGAACGCAAATGGATAAGGCAACAGAAAGTAAGACAATAAAAAGAACTGACCGAGAAATGGAAAATAGAGAAAGTAAGGTTAAAGAATGGAAGCCAGCAAGTTCGCTACCAGAATTTAATCAGAAAGCTGGATGGTCTTATAGATGGGTTAGGAGCTCTTTATTAAATGAGCCTGATAACATGAA